AAAAAAAAATGAAAAAAAAAAAGAAAATAAAAAATTAAAAAATATTTTAAAAAATTTAAAAAAATTAAAAAAAAAAAAAGAGTTTAGAAAATCAAAAAATGTTAAATATCATATAAATAATGATATTAACAAAATAAAACTTGAAATCTATAAAATTACAATTGAATTAATAATACTTAAAAATACTATAACCACATAATAATTTTTAAAATTTATATTATATTTATATATAAATGACTAGTTATAGAATAAGATCTAGATCGCAAAAAACAAGAAGAAGCAATTATTATCAACAAAAAAGACGAACCCGTTCAAATCCACAAAAAATAAGAAAATTTACTTTAAAAAAATCAAGACCACGCAATCGGATACGCTCAGCTCCTGCTATCTTAAACCGAAATAGACAGATTATTATTTTTTAATTTTTTTTTAAATTTATTATATTTATTATATTTATTATATTTATTATATTTATTATATTTATTATATATATTATATATAATGAAAAGTAAAAAAAATCGGAAAAATAATTTTAATCTTCAAAATAATAAATATGTTATGTATGCTTTATTAGTTGTTGCAATAATAAATTTATTAATGTTTTTACAAAAGAATTATTTAGGAAGTATATTGTTATTTTTTATAGTTGGTTTAATAACTACCTTATATACTAAAAATATGAATATTATACTCTTTTCTACAATTATAATTACTAATATTACAGTATTTGTTATTAAAATGTTTGGATATAAAGAAGGCCTGGAATCATTAACAAATAAAAATGATAAACCCGTTAAACGCAAGGACGGTGAAGGCAAAAAAAAGAAGGATGATGGTGATGACGAAGAGGAAGGATTTATAGGTTTTCGTGGAGGCGCTGAATCAATTTATTCTTTAACAGGAAAAGCATTTAAAGAAGGCTATGCGGGTAAAAAAAAAGCGGGAAATACAGGAATGAAAAAAGAAAAAAAAGAAGAAGAAGAAGAAGAACCTAGAAAACCACTACCAAAACCACCACTAAAAAAACCACCAATAAAAGAAACTATGATAAATAAAAAACCTAAACCAATGGAAGATGATGATGATGATGATGAAGGATTTAAGAGTATAAAAGAAGATATTGCTGAAAGCGATAGTTTAACCAAAAGTTTGCGTAAAAATAATATTTCAAAAGAGACTGAAAAAGAAATTAAAAAAATGTTAAAGGGAACTGATATTAAAAATTTAAATACAAATGAATTAATAGAACAACAAAAAGGATTAATGGATGCAATGAAAAATATGGATCCTTTAATTAAAAGCGTTAATGAAATGATTAAGAATTTAAAAGATTCTCCTATCAGTGGTTTTATGGGTTTAGGAAAATAGTTTAAAAAATTATAATTATTTTTAACAAATAAAAAATAATTATAATTATCATTTTTTTGATGTGTATTGTCTTTTTTTTTTATATTTTTTACTTTTTTGCTTTTTAAGTTGTTTATACTTTTTTTGAGTTTTTTTTGTTTTAACTTTTTTAACTCTTAATTTTTTGATTTTAATATACCCTTCAGCTTTTGATTTCTTTTCTTTATTTGTTTCAATCTGAGATTCAGCTTTTTGTTTCTTTGATTTAGATGTTTCAGGTGGAAATTTAGAAGGGCCAGCAGATATTGAAAACAATGAATTACTTGGCAAAATATCATAACTAGAGGCAAGTTCCGTATTCGGTTTAATTATATGCTCTGCAATATATTGTTCTAGTTTATCTTTATTTTCTGAAAATTCATTTTGAGTTGCAATTGCATTTAGAGTAATACGAATACCATCTGGATAACCAAGTTCAGAATAACGTGTCCTATTTATAATTTCTTTAATTTTTTTTAATGAAGGATTAAATGTCGCATTTGTTGGAACAAGAATTAAATGTGAAGGAGGCATAGTGCATTCAGATTTTTTGCCAGTTAATGCCTCCCTTTTTTTATTAAATGCTTTAAGTAAATTATCTAATATAAGTTCTGTTTTAAATTCTGGACCATTTAAAAAATAATTTAATATGTCAGCACATAAACGTGGTATAAGACTATCGTTATTATCTAATATTGAATTAAGAGATAAAAAATTGTCACATACATTGGTATGATTCCAGTTTGATGGCACTCCACCTTCATAAAATGCCGGCGCACCTCCTGTTCTAAATTTCCCTTGTTCCCAGTTTTGTATATATATATTTAAATAATATGCGGTGTCTGATATATAAGAGAAAATTGCTTCAGTTGAGTTTAGAGAAGGATTAACTACAGGAAACATGTCACCTAAAATATTTGCTTGTTTATAATATCCAGCTAGATGAAATTTAATTGTTTCATCAATTGAGTTTTGGGTTGCATCACGAATTGCATCTTTTTGTCTTTTAAGATGATTCAAAAATTTCCAACAGTCACTATCCGCAGGAACTTCTGTAAGATAGTGATCTTCCATAATTTGTGGATATAAACGCTGGAACTTAGAGGCGCAATTTTTTTTAAATTTTTTTAACTCTTCTGGTTTAAAATCCGGTTTATAATATTTACTATTATCCATTAATGTTTTTGTTCTTGTTAAAGTAAATCCTCGGAAAGTATCACTACTTAGACTATCTATTTTTTTTTGTAATTCAGCAATAAAAGTATCTACATCTTCAATCTTTTCCGGTTCTCCTGATAAGTCTTGAATTGCTTCAAATAAAGCTTCACTTGAAGAATCTTGTAGTAAAGATGGATGAATATTTGATGATAATTTAAAATCAAAATCAGTTGCAATACTTTTGGCAACACTATATAAACTTTCTAATATATTTGAGCGTAATATAATTAAATATTTTACTATTTTAAAATATATTTTTTCTTTTTCTTTTCCAAATATTGCTTGTAAAGCTGTTAATATTAATTTATTAGTTGGCGTTAATAAGTTAAATATATCAGTTAGTTTTGATTTATCCGCTGCAGTTAACTTACTATAATCTTTTTCAAACAAAGGGTTGGCTTCTTCGTCTAACTCTTTTTTTGTAATTGGAGTATAGTCTGGCGCATTTATATCCCAATTACTTGTTTTATTTGTAGATTTATCTATCATATTAACTAATAGTTGAGAAAAAAGTATAATTATATTGCCTCCTGCTGCTGTAATTATCATAAGATTCTTATAATATTGTTGAGCGTCCCATTCACCTCTTACTTTCTCTCCTCCACCATTTAAACGATTACAAAATAATCTAAAAAAAATTTCAAGTTCATTGCAACCCACACAATATTGTAAACAATTAAGGCGAAGTCTTCTTTTATCAGATTTATCGCTTATTGTCCCAACTACAATTTTAGTTAATTCAATTATAAACTTGTTTAAGGGAAAGTTAATTCCATATTTTAAAATACCAATAGTATGATCGTAACCAAATTCATTATTTAAACTGGTTGCGGTTAAATCAAACATTTCTCCTGAAATAAATTTGGCTTGTGTAATGGCTTGTAATTCTCTTGCTCTTATTTTTTGGTCTCTTATTCTATCTAATTCTTCATGAAATCTATATTCTTGATCACTAAATAAAGGATCCATATGTATAGTATAGAAAGATATTTAATTACGTAAATTTATCTTCTTTGTAAAATCCAACTTGTTCCATTTTGCCAATTAATTTTATTAGGAATATTATTTTTTAATACTATAGTACCTATTATTTTTTTTTCTTGCGAATCATTAAATTCATTTGTATTATTCAAAAAATTATAATTAAAAATAACGTTATTATTTACAATTTGTCCGCTACCAAATTCAATATCTCTATAATATCCATGTATTACATCGGAGAACTGCTCTATGACAATAATATCACTCCGCATATTTGAGTCTAACCATTTTCCAGATAAATTTGGCGTATCTAGTTTTTTAAGAACATTAGAACGAGGGGGATTTCTCACAACTTTATTAAATGTTAAACTATTACTTAAAATAATTGTAGTAATTAATCCAGTATTTTTATTTTTAATTAATACTCCATCTAGTTTAATTTTTTTATCTACTATATACATTTTAATAGTATTCTTAGAAATAATACCAATAATTTCTTCTTTTTCACCCTTATAATATCCTTTAACTATTGAATCATTTTGTTTAAATGTAATATTACCATTATATAAAAAATTACATTTCCATAATCCAGTTAAATTATGAGTTTTATAATTTATAAATGATTCTAGTTTTTTTCTATTTATTATTAATAATATTAATAATAATAATATAAGTAATATTATAAATATTACTTTTAAATATAGTAATTTCATATATAATATTTATATATTATTATTAATATTAATATTAATAATAATATTAATATTAATATTAATAATAATATATATTTGCTTATGGTTTTTTAGCTACTACTGCGGCTACTGCGGCTCCTGCTGCTCCTGCTGCTCCTGTTTTTTTTGCATTTCCATTTAATAAACTTGGTCCATATTTAAAAATTGCAATAATAATAACAGTTGATAAGATAGTAACAAATATTAAAAATGCAATATGAAAATATTGCGCAAATATTACAGAGGGAACACTATCTGGTTTTTTATAAATTACTAAATTATTTCCTTCAGAACCCGTTGGTGCGCAATCAATCCATATTTCATCATTTTTAAAATAAGTTGCTCCTTGGTCATTATAAGCAAGTTTAGACTTTTGTAGTGGTGTAACTCCATTATCAAATTTTTTGGCATTTGGTTTATATATACCATTAATCTCACCTTTTTTATTATATTCTTTTATAATATAATAAGTTATTAGTAACTCTTTTGCTTTATTTGTTAGAGCATTATTCTCTCCATAAAATGGCAATAATGTATTTATTTTGTCTAATTTATCTTTACTTAAATATATTGCTGCATCTTTGATGTCATACACAATTATATCATGACAACTAAGAACGGTATCATTAAAAATACTATTAAATCTGTAGTTTTCTCTTTCCCAGTTCAAAGCTGCTTTTTCCGCAATCCAAGGTAAATGACCCACATAAGAATAATATCCAGTATTTTTTGGAATAAATCTATTTAAACTAACAGATATACCTTTAACATTTCCGCCTTGCCCTTCACTATTTCCATTTGTTCCTAAAAATGTTACTACTTCTGAAAGAACTGAAGAAGTATATGGAAGAGTGCCGTGTGAATTTGTAATTGGAAATGATATTATTAAATTTCTTCCACCTTGACTATTATTTAAAACAAGAAAGAGTTCTCCAGGAACTGTTTCCTCTTTATAAGTATGTAGCGATGGAAAATATAATCTAATCTCTTTAACCACTAATTTACTAACACCACCATTTCTACATATTAAAGTATCTGGAGAAGAATATTCAGCACTAACCGTTTCTGTATCATCAAACTCTATTAAAATATGAGATCCCATATTCCTAGCAACAATTCCAGATTCTTTAAAAAAATATGTAAATTTACATTTTTTATTACATTTAATTAAGGTGTTATTAATATTAATAGAACTAACTAAATCTTTAAATATATCTGGTAAATTTGGCAAATTTGTCAAACTTGTCATTAAATTATTATAATATTAAATTATATTAATTTAATATTAATTTAATATTAATTTAATATAATAATATAATTTAATATTAAAATGACGGAAATGGATGAAATAAAAACAACAATACAGATACAGAAAGGAGGAGTTAAAGATAAAGATTCTTATCACCGGATAGCAAATAGTATTGCAAATATTGTAGCAAATATTGTAGAAATTTTAAGCAATAAGGCAGAGAATGAAGTATTGCCCAAAGAAAATCCCAAAGCGGATGTTGTTGAAGTAAATCCCAAGGAGGTAGATGATGAATTGGCCGATATAACTCCCAACGAGGTAGATGATGAATTGGCCGATATAACTCCCAACGAGGTAGATGATGAATTGGCCAATATAACTCCCAACATAATCCCGATGCTTAATGATGATAAAAATGCTTCTGCAAAAAATGTTACTGAAATACTAACAAACAGTATTGCAAATATTGTAGGAAATATTGTAGAAAAATTAAACAATAAAGATGGATCTAATGCAACTGATGGAGCCGAAAGCCTTATTGTAAAGACCGATGGAGCCGATGCAGTCAAGGAACTCATTCCCAATGGAGCCGCTGGAGCCGATGGAGCCGCTGGAGCCGATGGAGCCGCTGGAGCCGATGGAGCCGCTGGAGCCGATGGAGCCAATGCAAATGGAGAAAAGGTAGCAGATGAGGCAGCCGATGGCGCCAACGGAGAGAATGCGTTGGCCAAGGGACCCAAGCCCAATGCATTGGCCAACGGGCAAGGTAATAAAAACTGGTTCTCTAACCTATTTAAAGGAAATAATCCCAATAAGCCTGATGACCTTAGTGTAAAGACTGATGGAGCAGCCAATGGCGCCAACGGAGAGAATGCGTTGGCCAAGGAACCCAAGCCCAATGCATTGACCAACGGGCAAGGTAATAAAAACTGGTTCTCTAACCAATTTAAAGGAAATAATCCCAATAAGCCTGATGATCTTAGTGTAAAGACTGATGGAGCAGCCGATGGCGCCAACGGAGAGAATGCGTTGGCCATGGGACCCAAGCCCAATTTGTTGGTCAATGGGCAAGGTAATAACGAATGGCTTGCCTTTAAACTTGCCAATAGCCTTACCGATGGAGCAGATGGAGCCAATGCATTGGTCAATGGGCAAGGTAATAACGAATGGCTTGCCGATGGCCTTGCCAATGGCCTTGATCCCGATGGAGCCGATGAGAATGCCGATGCGTCATTTGCGGTATCAAAACATTCTAATGTAAAAATTACATCTGAAATAAATAAACTTAGCAGTACAATAAAAGATGGAATACCAATATTTAAAAAATTAAAAAATAACATTGAAATTCAGAATGAAAAAGAAGATGATTTAAAAAAAAAAGAACAACTTGAAGCAAAAGAAAAAAAACAACTTGAAGAGAAAAAAAAACAACTTGAAGAGAAACAAAAACAACAACTGTTACAAGCAGCAAAAAACAAAGCAATTTTAGAATATCAAGATAATGATGAAGATAATGATGAAGATAATGATGAAGATAATGATGAAGATAATGATGAAGATAATGATGAAGATGAGTATCCTGGTGATACTAATCCATCTATGTCTAATGTTGAAAAAAATTGGATTTTGTATAAATTAGGAATAATTGATCAAAAAACAGAACCAGGAAAAAATATTTTTTATAAAATTGCGTTTCCTGTACCTGAAAACGAATCTCAAAATATTTATTCAAATTTACCAAATGGTTTTACTCCTGATGTCTTTTTTTCTACTTTATTTAAAGAAGCAAAGTCTATAAATATTCCAGCATTAAAAAGTATATTTCCAGTTAATGAAAATGCACAATCAATCACTGACACAGGAACCGACAAGTCTGAACCAAGTAATATTAAACATTCAGTTTTAAACCTTAAACTTAATTTTGATAGTGCTGTTGCAGAATTCTCTTCAGATTCATCAAAACTTGATACATCCCATCAACCACATCATCCATCCGGTGCTGACAGCACCGGCGCATCCCATCAACCACATCATCCATCCGGTGCCGACAGCACCGGTACATCTCACCAACCACACCATCCACCTGGTGCCAACAGCACCGGTACATCCCATCAACCACATCATCCATCCGGTGCTGACAGCACCGGTACATCTCACCAACCACATCATCCATCCGGTGCTGACAGCACCGGTACATCCCATCAACCACATCATCCATCCGGTGCCGACAGCACC